AAGAATTTTGAACTTGGACATCAGAATTTCCGTGATTTTCTGACTCCGGACTTAGCATCTGCTGGCTGGTTTACAAAAGAATATTCTTTAAAAGAAATGTCCTGCATGTCGATAAAAGCCAGCTTACCTTTGTAGATTTGGCCTCTTTTATATTTTGGAAACTTTGGCTTTCCATCTGAAGATTCGGAGGCAAGATCTTCCCCAGAAATGGAGCAAACTGCTTTGCCGGCTCTTCCGCCAACAGAGCCAGTAAGATATCTCTTGTCAAGGACTTTTTGGATAGCTACCGGGTCAGTTATTGCCACTTGAAGCCTTACGTATGCTGAGCCATCCTCTTCTTTGTCCATCTTAGCTGCCATAACTCTTCCAATTGGTTCAGAGTTTAAATCATGGTTTAAGATAATTGGCTTTGGATATGGCTCAACCCAAGACTGAAGTGCTTTTTCAAGTGCTTCAGCTGAATAGTTATTGTAGTTTGCAGTTAGTCCGTTCGTGTATTGCGGCCACTTCAATGATTAAGCCTTTTGAGCTATTCTGTGCTTCAGAAAAATCGATGTTTGCCTCTTTAAAGTTTGGCATTTCGATTGTAAATGTTTCTACGAAGTTAAAGGCCATTGCTGCTCCATTTTCAAAATCTAGATATATAGTAAATTTACTTTTATAAGATTAAACAATTTTATATAAAGATATCATATTTTTACCATGTTTTCAAATTGCTGCGCTTGTCTGGGATCTCCTTGCTTTAGGTATGGTCCAAGCATTTGTGGGTGCATTATGTGTGCTGCATATAGATACGAGGCACAAAATAGGTTACTATAGCCATTTTTTATGGCGTTTCCTGACCAACCTAAATCCTCTCCTTGAGAGTGAAAAACATAGTCAACATTTTGATAAACATCTTTTGACATCATCTTTGCAGCCATTATTATATCTGACTTAAAATAAGTTCCTATAGGATAGTTTTGTAGTCTTTTTGCCTTTTTCCCAGGCTCGTCTAACCATGACATAACACTAGGAAAATCAGTGCCAAATGGTGTCATATACATAAGTGGGCTTACCGCGTCTGCACCGTCTTTTATGTGGCTTATCAGTAACTCTAATGTCGATGAGTTTTGGATTATGATATCTGAGTCAAGACTAAAAAAATACTCTGGTTCATATTTCCTAACATTATCCAAAAGAGTGTTTCTCAAAGAAACCATATTATGATATTTGGACATTGTCCATTGTCTAGAATTCGCGCCATGCTCATGGTGTGGAGTGTCATCTTTGTAGACAATATCAAATACTGGTATTTGCTTGTTGGCAGATTTCCACTTATTTAAGAGTGAAATTGTTTTTTCGTCATTTTCAGATGCAACGAAAACAAATCCAACATCAGCAAGAGATAGTGATTGTCTTTCGACGGCAGCAGCCCAAATTGGAAAAATCCAATCTCTTTTATAGATTGGGCAACCTATGATAAGTTTCATTACTCTGCTGTTTTTTTGTCGTCTTTTTCTACTGTCTGATCTTTTTTAGGTTCTGGCTTTTTCTTTTCCTGAACCTTTTCTTCAACTGGCTGAACCTTTGGACTCTCAGATGATTCCTTGGACTCTTCTTGCTCATCTTCCATCATGGCATTAAACACTTCCATTATTCCATTGACAACATCCACCAGAATGGTAAGTGCTAGTCTTGACTGTCCATTAGCTACAGCCATTTCAAAACCTTTTACTGCGTCTTCCTCTAAGAGATACTGCTTAGAAGTTTCTGACGTTATCATAAAACTCATTTTTTATTCCTCACTTTTGGTTTTATTTTCTAACTCTTCTATCTTAACATTATATTGTTCTTCTAGCAAATTTTCAACCATGTTTATCCAATTACTGTCTGATCTCTTTATATCAGGTGAAGTTTTTCTTTGAGATTGATTTTGTGGTCTTACAGAATTCCCAACACCTTTTCTGTTTGAAGGGAGGTTTCTTTGGCCAGCTTGGGCTGGTTTTTGCTTGTCCGAATTTGCGTCTTGTGCTGACTGTTGAGTGTCAATGATGTCTTTTTGCATTGACGTTTGTATTCCTGTAAATAGATTTTCCATATCTACTTCTGGATCTATTCCAAGCTCTACTCTTGCTTCGGTAAGAGTAATTAAAGAATTCACATACTTTTGCATGATGTGCGTTTCCTTTTTCACCTGAGTATCGACATCGATTTCGTTGAACTTGAAATAGCACCTATCTGATAGATCAGTTTCCATTGGATTTTGAATTGGATCAAAACCACCCTCAAAAAGAAGTTCGTTAAATATATGAAGTCTAACCATCTCAGAGAACTGCTTCTGGAACTGCTTGATCTTATCATAAAGAGACGTATCGAGTCTTTCTGTCATTGATCTATTGCCACCATTAAGAGTCATTCCAAGATGGTGAGGGGCAACTCCAAGACCTATTGATACTCTTTCCTTAAAGTGCTGTAGGTAGGCATCTGCTTCTAGTGCTTCTTTTGCCGCTCCAATAACATCTACATCGTGCCTATAAGGTAATATTAAGCCGCCTTCTGCTCTAAGATTTTCTATTTCTGCAGCTGCCTTTTCTATTTCTTCTGGCTCAGCTGGTTGATCTGCAGTTCCAATTATATATTTGTATAGCGGAAATAATTCTCTATGAACAAGATTTTGTATATCTTCTTCCATCTGTCTAAGTGCAACAACGTCATCTAAAACATTTGCCAAGAACGGAGTACCGAATGCACGACCTGGCTTTCTATCAAAGAATAAGTGTATTACTCTTTCTGCGGACCAAACAGGATCTCTTTCAGTTGGGGCATAGGTTAATGGATCGGTTTGCTGCATATAGGATTTTGGTCGATTGTATTTATCGCGCAAAATTCTCACTTGCTCTGTTGGAATCAGGTAATAACCAGTTATAGGCATTGAGTTAGACTCACCAACTGGTGATAACTTGCTTGGAAAGTATTGGTTTAAGTCCCCACGAGCTTTTACAATAAATACATTAGAGAATTTTATTAACTGGTCAGATATTTCTACAAGAAAATCAAGAAATGGTTTTTTCATAGCCATTTCCATGTAGTCTATTCTTTGATAGAGATACGAAACAGCCTCTTGATTTTCGCCAACAATTTTCCAACCCTCTTTCCAAAAGAGGTCTTTATATTTAGCTACTCCCTGCTTGACATAAGAGTCAGTATCTACCGCCTGAATAATTCTCTCAAAATCATATGGAGATGGCTCAAAATTACTTCTCCCAGTATAAAAATAATTAGTTCCTTGATATCCAAGAGCTAGAGAGGCTACTTTAAATGTCTTGTTTAAAGACTTTATTTCATCTGGAGCTATATTTTTTGCAACAAAGTCAATTTCAGACTCTTTGCTTTGAGTTGGAAAAGTTTTTTTAAAAGCCATGAGTAGCCGTCCAAAAATAGGGATTTATAGGATAATAGTAGACCCTATTAATAATTTAATTAGCTTTCTTGAGATGTACCTTTTGACAGGTTATTCAAAATAGTGTGCTTTATGAACTCAAGCCATGAAATAGTGTTTAATTCATCAAAGTCACTCTTGTACGACATATTATTTGGCGAAATGGTAATTTCAATCTTAAATTCTTTTGCTGGTTCTTGAGTATTATTTTGGTCCATTTTATCTCTCCTTGAGTTTTTCTATATGAGCTAGAAGCTGCTTTATTGTAGCCTCTTTTACGATCAATTCAGTCATTACTTGAGTAAGCTTTTCCTGAAATGATGCGATCACTAAATTTATATCGAGATTAGAAGATTCTTTATTTACCTGTTCATAATCTTCATTGATTGGGTTTGGTTGCATCGGCACTTCTAATTCCTGTTCCTCTTGCTTATTTTTTCTTGCAAACATTTTTGACATAAGAATCATAGAGTATACATCTACTAAAGGCTAATGTCAACCCATAACGGTATTATTATATTTTAGACTCAAGTTCTTCAATTTTAGCAGAAAGTTCTTGAACAGCTTTGACTAAAATAGGAACTACTTCAATTTCTTTCCACATTGTTGGTTTCCAGGCATTTAGGTCAAAAAATCCGCCCTCTTGATCCAAAGGCTTATTATAATCTGGTTGGCTAAGTGCGACTAATTCTGGTAGCACTTCATACACTTCTTCAACTATAAAACCATAGCTTTTAGGAGCTAGTTTATGTATAGCTTTAGCTTCTGGTGTCCAAGGTTCGTTCGTGTTTGGATCTATTTCACCCTGTTTCCAATTAAACATTCTTGGTCTCAGTTTTTTCAGAATAGACAAACCCTCTGGCATGTCGGTGATGTTTTCTTTTTGATCCCTTAAAGACGTAGCTCTAACAATTCTTTCAACACCGAGCGATGTTTGTAGCTGCTACAAGGGTTGTTCCAGTACCAGTAGGAAACGCGTTTCGGCATCGATATGTTAGGCCTTCATCTTGCGAGTTAACCGTTATATTTCTAGCTTGTATAGATCCTGGTGCATCGACTGTAAAACCACCAGTGGTTATTGTTGTACCACTTATACTTCCACCGCTAATCGAACCCAATGAAGATATTGATATAGTCGCAGTAATAGTTCCAGCTGTTATTTGACCTGCTGATATAGATCCAGTAAAAGTTCCATCAACTCCTTGTAATGTTCCAGTAAAAGTTCCACCAGCTGCGGAAAGATCACCAGAAAAAGTTCCACCAGCTGCTGAAAGGTCTCCAGAAAAAGTTCCACCAGCTGCTGAAAGGTCTCCAGAAAAAGTTCCACCAGCTGCTGAAAGGTCTCCAGTAAAAGTTCCACCAGCTGCGGAAAGATCACCAGAAAAAGTTCCACCAGCTGCTGAAAGATTTCCAGTAAAGGTCAAATTAGTGCCATCGAAATACAAATACTTGGTAGCAGATCCAGCTTTAAACTCTGAAACATTTGCAGTATCAGCAGCATTTCTATTCCATCTGTTATTTGTATCAATCCAAACAGAAGATGCTTTTAGTCCACCTCTAATTGCAGCTGCTCCAAACTCAGCGTAACCATCTCCACCAATAACCCAACCAGCTGTTCCAGATGACCATGTAGAAGTTGAGTTGTTATAAGATCCATTATAATTTGATGACCTTAGTATCGCCATATTTGCTGGTGCTGTTATTGTTGTTTGGGCACCTTGTTGCTTTAGGATTATTTCGTGAGCATTTATCGTTCCAGCTGTTATCTTGGAAGCGGTTATATTTCTTATGTGTGCGCTGTCAATCAAAACTGTTTCACTAGATTCTTTTAAGCCAGTGCTTGGAGTCCAGCTGCTTTCGTTTCCAGAAGTGTCTACTGTTTTTATTCTTCCGTAATATATGACATCTACTTGTGCAGATGAGTCATCAACTGCCTGACTGTTACCAGGAACATCAACCGTAAAAACGCTTGCTGTTGCATATCCGAGAAGATACTAGGTTGGTTCCTGCAGAATCTGAATATAGCTCATATTTATATTTATCTACATCCAAATCATTTGTCGGCTCAAAAGAAAACATCACTGATTTGTAGTTTCCATAGATGAAGAAGGTATTGCTATCTATTGGACCTGGAATTGTGGAGTCAGTTGGAGTTAAAAATCTAACAGATGGATAAGGCTCATCGGTTGCAGAGATTTCAGTATTTTTTGCTTTTAGGGTAACCAAATAGTTTTGGTTTGGCTTAAGGCCAGTGATTTTCTTAACTATTTTAGCCATTACTTTACACCACCAGTAGTCTTAAAAGCTATATTTGATTCTATTTCCTCATCATCAAATAAAAGTTCATAATTTTTTGAATAAGCGTACTTATTGAGTTTGCACCCAAAAGATGAAGATGCTGGGTTTTTTTGCTCTAAGATTTCTATCTCAAAATAGAAATCACCATACAGTTCTTCGTATGTAGAGAATAGTAATTCTGTTTGCATGTCGAGTTCATAGATTAATTGATTGACTTCTTCATTTGCGGAATAAAGATCTATTAAAATATTTTCTTTTACTACTTTTTGTCCATCTCCAGTTGCTGATGACTTTACTATTTTTAAAGAAATAATACCAGAAGAAGATGACTTTGTTGCATATATTTTAATCTTTGGACCATTAAAAGGAGCTATGATTTTTGACCCAGAAAGAGAACTCTTACCTTCCCTCCAAGAGGCTGTGTCGCCCAAAAAGCTTATTGAAGACACTCTTTGATTTGAGTCATAAGAAACTTCTGTTGAATAAAAGTTTATGCTTGCAGCAGCATTACCAGAATTAGATGCTATGAAGTTATTTCCAGATGGATTTGTTGTTGAGACATATGAAGATCCACTAAGTTCTATGTATTGGATATTGTCTTTGTGATAGTATATGTAATATTCTCCCACTGGCTGACTTCCTGGCTCAACATCAGTAAGAGATTTGAACCACAAATTTCTTTTATATATATCAGAGCTTGATGAGTCAACTATAAGACTGAATGTTGGAGTCTTAGAAGTCAAAGTCTCATAAACCACAATGTATGAGTCTGAGTCAAATTTAGTTTTGATTAATCCATCTTCAAAATAAAAAAGTTTTCCTATATCCAGATTATTTAAATTTACGTGCACCCAGTCATTGGCTTTTAATCTCTCAGAAACCTGAGGAAAGACTATTTTTCTTCTTACTGGTGCGTATGAATTAACGCCGGATAATAAGTAATTAAACCAAGACATATCTAAATCTCATTATACAATATTTCAAATTCGTAAGCATCGAGTTTATCATCTTCTATATCAACTTCAATTGTTGCCTCAAAAACAACGCCTCCTCCAGTTAAAAGAGACTGAGAAAATCCAGTAACATTAAGATTGCCATATGGAATAGAGGATGTTGAATTATAGAATTCTTCTCTTGCTGCCACGTAATCAATACTCGAAGCGCTAATTAAATTGGAACCATCTACACCAGAGTGATTATGATTTGCAAAATCGATTCCTGCTATTTTTACCCCAGAGGCAATGTGTATGTCACCTGTTATGATTCCACCATCTTTTCTAAGATACTGTGGGTGTGCGTCTTCAGTCAAATCATCTAATTGTGAGTGCGACGATCTTAGACTTTCTCTTCTTTCAGAATCTATATTTATAGAGGAAAATATTTCTTTATACTTTTCTATTTCTGGGTCTTTTGTTGTCACAAGAGTTTTAACTCTTTGAACTGCCTTTGATTCTAGTTGGGTGATGTAGTTTACATATCTTCTCTTGAGAACTACCAGCTGAATTAGGGCTTGCATCTTTTTGCCCATCTGAGCTCTTCTTTCAAAAAAGTCACTTGATATAGACCCTAGGTTTCCAGTAATTGCGTTACTGGCAACAACCATTTCTCCTACCAATGTTGGACAAGTTCTAGCCAAATTTGTAGTAGTGAAATCCAACATTAGTGGCTCAATAACTTTAGATTTAAATGTTACTGCAGGAAGTAGATAGTTAGAATAAAAAACTGTAGCCGTATCTACACAATCTCTTTTTAGAGAATTTGATATTGATGAAATTTCTGATGTATACGAATTTACTTTGAGCGAAAAAAAAGCTTGGAGTTGAGCGGCTTGTTTTTCAGAGATTTGATCCAATTCGGTTTTTGGGATTGATGTTGGTGACGATGTGATTTCTTGGGCAAACTGTTTCGTATAGTGCGTCGCTTCTTTGGACCAATCTGATAGCTGTTTTGCAATTTCGCCTTCTGATTCATCTTTGTAACCATCCCCTAGTTGATGAGTTGCTATGTTTTTGATAATAATTGATTCATTTCTTAAGTAAGAAATTATTTTTTTTATTTCAAATAAATGACCAAACGAAGTGTGATTTACCGTTAGGTCATACTGCTTTACTAACTCCCTACATGATCTGCATTGGTGTTCTGAGGCATAGGAGTATTGCTCATATGTTATATACTCTGGTGCTTGCATCTGCTTGGCGTTTTCTACGTGCTTTACAGCGTCTTGCCAAACTGCTCTATGAGCTCTTTCCAATTCAATATTTGAATATGGATTTATATTTACCTGAAGTAGGTTATTATTTATTTCGTTCAACAATTCAGAAATAATCGATTCGCAATAATAAACATTATTTCTTACTTCTGATACTGAAGTTTGAGAAAATGAATTAGAGTATTTTTGGCTATTTTCTCCGGCTGATGTAATTACTTAAATCGTTTTTTCTATCTCCTACAGAAGAAAATGTTGAGACTTCCCCCATGTTGTCGGAGAACACATTTTCAACTGCGTTATTTTGACCCAAACTATATTTGGCCATACTAGAAAGTCTTTCTCTTTATTGAGGAATTTGGCTTTTTAAGAAAAGCTTTTTTTGCCCCAAATCTTGCTTGAGCAAGTTTATCAGCTCTGCCAGATAAAGTTGTTGTTTCTGAAGGAAAATCTGAATCAGATGAACCACTGGCTTTGGGCATAAAAAAGGTATTAGAAAACGACTCTGTTTTTGTAGCAAACTTAACCTTGTGAAGATCATTATAATTCTCTGTTATTGCCAATAGCGCAAGCATTAATGCGTCATGCGCATGGTCTACTGCAGAACCGCCAGCTTCAAAAACTGGCCTTCCAGTTTGTGTAGTTCTTAAAACAACATAAGAGATTAACTGCATATACATTTCTGCGTCTTTTTCAGAAATAACTAGTACTTCTTTTTCTAAATACTGCCTCAAATTGTCTACCATATATGGCTTAATTTCTTTTTTTACAATTTGTTTAGTGTAAGGATCTCTTATGTCAATTGTTTCACTAAAGCTTACGCCTTTAACTTTATCCTTTAAGCCACTTAAAGGATTTTCTACGCCATACTTATGCAGTAGCTCTACTTGGACCTCACCGTAGCCCCTATCAACATAAATATGCTTAGGATGAAAAATGTTATTTAGTTCTATAATTCTAGAAACTGCTTTTGTTAAAGTGTATTCAGACTTTTGTATTTCTTCTCTGTAGCATAGTTTTACTTTATTTCTGAATCTATCTTCTTCATACGAATCGGCACAAACTTCAACTACCACTATGTTTGTTCCAGCTCCATATTTATCCCAGTCAACACCAATTGTGTGAAAACTTCTTGCAGAAGTAAGTTCTGGAATATAGTTCCAGCCTGGTTCAACGAATGCTTTATCAACAAACTTTCTTGGATACACACCCTCTGAATCTTCACCCCAGTCAGCTTCTATTTCATGTCTATAACCTATTTCGGAATATTGTTCCCTAAATTCGTCTTCTTGTTCTTTAGAAAAAAACGGGTTGCAATAGGATGGGAACCAGAACTCTTGAAATCTATCAGATCTGCACCACTCCCAAAATCTTTCTCTTCTTCCTGTTGGAGTTGAAGCCCCTATCAAAACTTTGTCTGGTTGATCTTCTGCAGTTTTTTGAAGCATAGCGTAAAGGGCATCTAGGTCGTCACTGTGCATGTAGTCCATTTCGTCTAAAACTATCATGTGTGCTTCTTGACCACGAGCTACGTCAGATTTTCCACCAGATCTCATACCTGATGTAAAGAATCTTATTGTTGAGCCATTGGAAAACTGTATCATAAATTGAGGACTCGTAACTTTTCTTGTTATCGAGTTCATTACTATCTCATTTTTTGATGCTAGTCTAACTATTTCTTGATAAATAAGTTCTACCTGCGTTTTCATAGGTGCGATCACTAAGCATCTGCCATCTTTTGTTGTGTAGCTATAATGAAGAAGTGCTATCGCCATACTAAATGTTTTACCAAGACGACGACCAGCTCTCAAAACCTTTCTAAGGGATGGATCGCGCAAAATTAAAGTTTGATAAACTCTTGTCTCTGCACCTAAAAATTGTTTTGCCCATATACATGGATCTTTAGCTATGTGAATCTGTCTTTGTTGCTCTGCAGATATGCCAGCCTCTAAAAGCTCATTATCAACCTCAAATGGTTCATCAACCAAAAGTGATAGCTCTCTTTTTGTCAATGGCCTTTCTACAATTGGTTCACCACTTGCCCAGTTTAAGTGTTTAAGCTTATTTTTGAATACCCATTCAATTCTATTTACTTGCTTGTAGGATTCAATATCTTGATTTTTTATTATTTCAATAAGATCTTCTCTAGATAATTTTTCTAGATCTTTTCTAAATTGATTTGTTTTTTGTTTCAATATTGATGTCATAATTATCCAAAATGTGCTGCTAGCATTGCGGCTTCTGATCCAAGCAAGCTTCTTGCATTTAGCCTTGAGTTTTGTATTGCCATTACGCCTCTAGCCCTTGATGTAGCAGCCACTTCGTTATCTTTGAATCCAGTTCCAAACATTGGTTTATTAATAGTTCCTTGCATAGATTTTAGCGCATCTTTAGCAAAGTTTACGCCAGATGATGCTATTTTTCCAACACCTTTACCTATATCGTATATTAATTGACCAGTTGCGAGAACGTTTAATGGCATTAGGAATGGAGAAGCTGCCTTTACTGCGCCCATCGAAGCCACTTTAAGTCCAGCTGCCCTAGAACCACCAGATTTCATATATTTGGTGGCCATTCCCATCATTTTAAATCCACCCCTAACTTCAGTTGCAAATCCACCCACATATTGACCGCCCATGCTAAAAGCTGAAACTGCGTTTATTCCAGCTGAAACACCACCAGTTCTAGCTGCAACTCTTCTCAATGCAGATATTTGTGATGCGCTTGCATCTGCCATATTTAGGGCTCCACCGACAAAAGAAGTTATTCTATTACTTAAAACTCCAGAAGTCATTTCGTTTCCTATAAATCTGCTGGTTGACGAAAATGCCGCTTGCGTTCTACCGGCAACCATTCCAGCTCTTGCATTTCTAGCAATTGCCATTCTTTCTGATGCTGTCATCATGGTTGAGCCAGCAAACCTGGGGCTTTGACGTGCAAGTGATGCTGCTGTAGGAATTGGATTTGTTATGTTAGCAACCCTTACTGCATTGGTCGCTATAGCTTGTCTGGTTTGCAGAGCTTTTGTATATCTAGCTTGCCTAAAACGGCCTAAGGTTTGTGCTCCTTCTTTTGAGCCAACTCTTCTAACTGCTCCACCGGTAGCACTTGCAAAATCTTTTTCAAACTTAAGTATTCTTGAATTTAAGCTATTAACTTTTTGCATTGATGAGATTCGACCTAGTACTCCACCAGAGTAAGCTCTACTTGTTGCTGGATCAAAATCTGATCCTAAGAATCTTCCCCTAAATCTAGCTGACCTAGAGGCAAGTGAGTTTATTGCACTTGGTATTGCCTGAAAAGGAGTATATCCCTTTGTTGTATCTCCAGCTAAAGCTCTTAAGGAAGAAAATCTTCCGACTGCTCTTGGATTGGTTGTTAGATTGTTCGCTCTAGCGGAAAGTAATTGAGGAGTTTTACCTTGTCTTACTCTTCTTTGTGCATATCTTGATATTAAACCGCCAGATCTTCCACCTATAAATTGTTGTGCTGTTGTAGCAGCTGGTTGGCCACCGACCATTGAGCCATATCTTTGAGCTCTTCTTAATTGCCTCCCAGTTGTTCTTGATCCAACATCAAAAAACCCACCTTTTTCTAAGGTGCCAACGTATCTCCTTGCATTAAACAGCGCTGATGTTGTTACGCTTGGAAGAGATTCTAATAGATCAAAAACAAACGGAGTTTGAACATCCGCTCTTGCTGCTGCACGCATACCCATTGTGGCATTTAAGTTTTGCGGATCGTATGATGCTCCACCATAATCCACTTGACCAGTCATTGGATTTAATGGCATTAGCCTCTCCTCTGATTGTGCATTCCGAGAACTATGTTACCACTGGCATTTAATCTTTGTGCGGTTAAAGCTGAGTGATTATAAAAAGGAGATTCAGATATTATTTGCCTGTTTGCTCTTGCTGTTGAAATTGCTTGACCAACAGCTGCTCCTCCGCCAAGCATTCCCCCCATTGCTCCACCAGCTATTCCCCCAACAATAGCTCCTTTTACTCCACTTCTCTTATACCCAAGTCCAGCTCCAGTAAGAGCTCCGCCGTAAGCCCGGAACCATAGACGCTGCTACTGGATTGGTCCCAGCTCCAACACCAAACCTTACTGCGTTTTGACCTCTTGCGAAAGATCCTATTACGCTTGGGCCTTTAACGCCAAGATACATGCTTGGAGTTAAATCAGTTCCAAGAACTGCTCTATCTGCTTGAGGATCGTTGAAGGCTACATCCATAGCTGCGTCTGTTACTGCTGGAACCACTTGATCCGACACTCCCTTAAAACCCTTGTAGGCTATGTATGTTCCGAGCTAAGGCACCTGCACCATATCTACCTGCCCCAAAAGTTGGGTGCCTCATTACATTGCCGATTTTTCTACCGAGTAGTAGCTGCTCTTCTTCCTATTTTGCTTAAATATCCAAGTGGATTTCCTGCTGGCATTTTTATGCTCCGAATAAATGATTATATTTATCTGATCCCATTTTGTGGTGATTAGATTTATTTCTATCTAAATTTCCAACAACTCCGGCTGTAACCAAAGGATCTCTCCTAGAAGAAGTTTGACTAGCTAAAGTCTGATCAAGATCGTTAAATTCTTTAATTGAAAGTGGGCCTTGTTCAGTCGGCTGCCTTTCCATTACTTCTTCAAAGGCTTGATTTTGCGAACCTCTTCTTGCTAAATAGTAACCAGCGCTAAGAGCTGCTACACCAATCGCTCCTTTGTAGATTTTTGGTTTTAAAATATCCATTTTTTCTAGGATACTTGCATCCCTAAATGCTCTTCTTGCAACTGGTCTTGCTGAAGCTAGATCTTCTGATGGTTCTGCTCTTGAAAGAAAACTTCTGAGTCTTCCGAAAAATTCTGGATCATCAACACCTCTCCTTAAAGCTCCTCTCAATATGTCTAGCTGTGAGCCGGCAGAAGATCTTGCCATCAAGTCTACCCCTGCTTGTCCTGCTCTTTGTGCTTCCTGCATAGCCTCATCAGA